ACAATCTTGCTGCTGCTGCTCATCTCACGCAGGCCGATCTCTTTGTTGTAGAGCCGGATGCGGAAACCCTCTTTGTGTTCTGGCGATGGCTGCTGCGGCATTGGCTCACCCACCTGCACCATACGAAAGTCAGGGCCAGACGTGGTAAACGCAATGAAGCCAACCTCAATCGCGTCGATGTCCATCACCACTTTCAGCGGTGTTTCCATCTCAGTCTCGCTCTTTTCCCAAGTGCCGTCCGGCGCTTGGTGCCGATCTTGACGCACAAACGATCCATCCTTTGCGCTGTATTTAACAATCGGCAGGAAATCTCCGCCACCCGAACCTGTAGTCTCTGTAAAACCTAAAGCCATTTCATTTCTCCATTGAACTTTAGAACTACCGCAAAACGGTTGCGGCACCGACTGGGAAATAGGCGCACACGTCTGCGTCTTGGGCATCGCCCCGATCAGATCTGCCGCCCTTTCCCAATGTGTAATCGCCAGCGAAATCAAACCTGACGATGTTGTCTGTGTAAACATTTAATAGATAGCTTGGCAGGCCAGTGTGTTGCGTCAGCAGTCTCGCCTGCAACACTTTTGACAGGCTCACCATCGCCGTCGGGTACTTGTACATCGTGCATGTGCGATGCTTTACCTCGACAAACGCCTTCGGCTCGCTGCCCTTCAACACCATAAAGTCCAGCCGGTATTGCAGCGGCAACTTGTAAAAGTCATAGCCGTGCGCGGCGAATGCCTCAGCCAACGCTTGTTCTTTGACGCGGTCAGCGTCTGTCTCGTACATCTTACGCATCAGCCAAATGCTCCCTGATAATCATCATCGCCGTCACTTGGTCACACTCGACAGCGTAGCGCCAGTCGTACTGCTCCGCTATGTCACCGGCTGGCACGTTGCCATCCATATTGACGACTGCCGCCACCGGGAAGCGCCAGCGCCACGGCAGCCGGTCATAGCGATACACCAGCAATGGCAGCTTGCCACCCTCTGCCGCCAAAGCAGCCGCGCAAACCTGATCCCACCAATTTGGGTCTATGCCATAACCGGCGCGTTTGCGTTTCACTTCAATAACAAATGGGAAATCTGAGTTGCTGCAAATGATGTCACCCAAATCCGATTGCCGGTATTGGTTGATATCACGCTGAAACGTCAAGCCATTGGCGTCACCACCAATTTCATCAGTAAGAATAGCGATGATCTCGCGTTCCCCGCCCACCCCTTTGTTTCTGCTATTAACCATCGCGCTTGATCCCGCGCAATGCGCCAGCCGCGTCAAACGCTGGCTTCTCTGCCAGCATTTTGTCCAGCGCCTTGTCGAGAATATCGTCGGCCAATGCAGCCATTGAGCGGTGCGCTGATGCGTCGAGTGCCAGCCGCAGCTTGTCCATTGTTGTGTTTCGCAGTCGGAAATGCGCCTGTGTCGTGGGTGCCATATCAACTTTCTTTCGTTTGTTTTCAATCACTTGTAATTTTGTGTGCAGCAATATACACAGCCACCCTTGTATCACAATGGTAGATAATATATATAATCATTATTGCCTATTAACAAAGGGAGTTACGAAATGGCTAAGATGACTAAAAAGCAAATGGAAACATTGGTTGACTTTGGGTATCGCTCGTTGATGGCTGAAAGGTTCTCTGAATATGCATCGCAGGATTTATTGCAAAAGAATGACAGCGTGGGTTTTTCTAAAAACTTAGATGCCTGTTATCGCAATGCTGATATCGCTGTCAAAGCAGCCCGTGAACTGGGCATGACTGACAAGCAAATTGATGATGTTTGTGCATCATTGTTGGTGTGGTCTAAGTTTTACAACGAACGGGCGGCGGCTTAACGGCCCCGCCCGAAAGGGAGACTGATATGAAAATCAAAATTGAAACCACCATCGATCTTTCGGACGACGACATCGCGGCTATGAAAAACTACATGTACGATCTTGGTGTCACAGACGAAACACTGCGAGACTTTGTTAAATCAAACAGCGAGGCTTGGGCGCACGGCTTTGTGACTGAGACTTGCTCTAACTACGGTGAGATATAATGACCAAATACGTTGCTTACTATCGTGTGTCTACAAAGCGCCAAGGCCAATCCGGCCTTGGCCTCGAAGCCCAGCAGGCGCTGGTTGCGCCATACGCTGATGATATTATCCACTCATTCACTGAGGTTGAGAGCGGCAAGGTTGACGCCCGGCCACAGCTTGACGCCGCCCTCGCGCTGTGCCGCGAGACTGGCGCGTCCATCCTCATTGCCAAGATTGACCGCCTGTCGCGTGACGCCGCGTTCCTGCTGACACTGCGTAAGGCTGGCGTCGATATCGTAGCCGCCGACATGCCCAACGCTGGCACGTTAGAGTTCGGCGTCCGGGCTGTTGTCGCACAGCATGAGCGCGAAGAGATCAGCAAGCGCACCAAGGACGCCCTCGCCGCCGCCAAGGCGCGTGGCGTCAAGTTGGGCTGCCCCAACCCACGCGCTGGCGGTCTGGCATCAGGTGCCGCCCGGCGCGAGAAGACACAGCGCGTTGCCAGCAAGGCAATGCCAATCATTACTGCCCTGCGTGACGCTGGTGCGTCACTCCGGGCTGTAGCCAGCAAATTGAATGAGGCTGGCATACCGTCTGCAATGGGCGGTGCGTGGCATGCAACCAGCGTGCGTAACTTAATCAATGCAATGGGAGGCTAAAAATGGTCAAAGAATTTTTTGGGTTTTTGTTTTTAATGACGGTGGCGATTGCTGGGTTTACCAACATCGTCAGTGATGAACACAACTTTTGGGCTTTAATGGTCAAGCTAGGGGGGCAGTGATGCAAATCATTACACGCGAAGAGGCCAAGGCGCGTGGCTTAAAAAGGTATTTCACTGGCAAGCCTTGTAAGCGCGGTCACATTAGTGAAAAAAATGTTTCAGATTATCGTTGCTTGCAGTGCAGTGCGGAAAAGGCGCGAGAAAGGCGCTGGCGTGATCCAGAGGCCGCGAGAAAAAAAGAGCGCGAGTGGCGCAATAAAAACCGCGAAAAAATAAATGAGCGAAACCGCCAAAGACATGCCGCAAATCCTGAAAAACATAGGGCTGTAGCAATGCGTTTTTATTGGGATAACTGGGAAACTTGCCGCCAATGGCGAAAAGACTGGTGGCAAGCAAATAAAGAAGAGAACCAAAAAAAACAACGCGAGGCATACAAGCAGAACCGCGAAGTTTTTTTGATCGCTTCAAGGCGTTGGAAAGCAAACAACAAAGATAGGATTAGCATTTACAATGCTATGAAACGCCCAGAGCGGAAAGAGCGGTTAAGAAAAGCAACGCCTGACTGGGTGGATATGGATGCAATCATTCTCAAATACAAAGAGCGTGACTGCATGACCCAAGTGACCGGGTTACCACATCACGTTGATCATAAAGTTCCGCTGAAGGGTGAAAACATTTGTGGTCTGCATGTGCCGTGGAACTTGCGGGTGATACCTGCAAGAGACAATCTATCAAAATCTAACAAATGGGAGACTGTATAATGGTTGGAAAACTTACACCAGATTGGATGCTTTCGGCATCCCGCATACCAGTGTTGCTAAACGCATCACCGTACCAGACACAGAATGATCTGCTGGCTGAAATGATCAAGATCGATGAGGGCGGCGAGCCAACGCGCATACCGCAGAATGAACTGATGGCTTGGGGCGACAGACTAGAAGCCATCGTGTTGACCGAAGCCGCAGCCCGGCTTGGCCTGACCAATGTTGAGTTGGAATTTTCTGAGGCGGTCAAGCACGATCACCTGCCACTAGCCGCGTCGCTTGACGGCGTCGGCTGTGGGAAGGGCGACATCATCGCGGATCTAAACAAGGGCATCTACACGCCCGGCGCATCCCGCGTCAACATCACCGGCCTTGGCTGTCTTGAGGCAAAGACAACACAAGCAATGGCGGAAGATCTGCCCCCGCCACATCGCGGCCCATTGCAATTGCAGGCACAGATGATGACGACAGGATATGCGTGGGGTGTTGTGGCTGTGCTTTATCGCGGCTCAGAACTGCGGCTGTTTGTCTATCAGGCTGACCCGGCGGTTCAGTCGCGCATTATGCAGGCGGTGCATGACTTTGAGCAGCGCCGCAAAAACAAAGACTGGTATGAGCCGGTCAGCGCAGAGGATGCGGCGACTGCATACAGCCGGGTTGATGCGTCGGCACCACCAATCGAACTCGCCAGCGAGCAGGCGCGTGACTGGCTGAACCAGCTAGTCGTCGCCAAGCGCAACAAGGCTGTGGCTGAA